AAATAGATGTAAATGAGGTATGATATGAAAAATAAACACAAAGAACCATATAGAGAGATAAAAGAACATTATAGTATGGGTGGTATGAGTTTAGAAGAAAAGGCAGAGTTTACGAAACAGTTAATATTAGATAAAGGTGATAAAATACAACGTATTGAAGCGACACCATCAAAGATAACGTTAGAATTAATTGAAATAGGGGGATAATATGGGAAAAGTTAAATTGTCAGAGTTGAAATTAGGGGACGAGTTTTATTATGGAGTGGACAAAGAAAAATATAAATTAGTTACAAAATCCTTACAATTATTTAGTGATAATGAAGAAGTAACATATATTGCTCAAAGGTCAAAAGATGGTTGTATGTTAGAAACAGAAAATTTAGATGTATATATTAATTATAAGAGCGATGTGGAAAAAGCGGCTGAAAGAATGATAGAAGCCTTTAAACTAATTAAATAAAACCACTTAACTCCTTAACAGGAGTTTTTCTTTTGGGAAGTGATAATATGAAGTGTCCAGATTGCGGAAAAAGTATGTCATCAACTAAATGGGAAAATAGAACTATTAATGGAATAACATATCATTGTCCTAGCTGTAAAGCAAAGTTACACAAAGAGGATTTGATACTATGATGCTTCATATAATAGATGGAAAAGTTGAAAATTGTCCTATATTAGTTGGAGCTACTGAAAAAGATTGTGAAGGTTGTATATACTATGAGGGAAAGAAGAAGGTTTACGATCACGAGTTACTTATGTGTGAGTATTATTATAAGAGAAGGTGATAATATGGGGGACAAGAGTGCACAAAATTGCAGATTTGAAGGATTAACAAGAAAACAAGCTAATGCTATGCCATTCCTTGTCAATCCAAAGTATAAGACTTATGAGGAAGTTGCAGAAGCAGCTAATGTTAGTGAACGAGCTATATATAAATGGCTTAATAATGAGAAATTTGTTGAAGCATTAAATAAAGAAGTAGAAAAATATACAGATGGTGAAACAGCAAGAGTGTGGAAATCATTGGTAAGAGAAGCAACTGATGGTGATGTATCAGCTATAAAATTATTCTTTGAGTTGAAGAATAAATATCGAGATAGAAAAGAGATAACTGGCAAGGATGGTGGTGCTATTGAAGTCGAACAATCAGCAAAGAGAAAAATCCAAAGCAGAATTAATAGCATCGCTGAACGAAACAGAGAGGAATGAATTTTATAGTAGCCTAACTGAAAAAGAAGCTAAATATTTAGAGTATGATTGGGATTTTTGGGCCAGACCTCAACAAAAGACACCGCAAACTGATTGGTCTAATTGGCTAATATTAGCGGGTAGAGGTTGGGGAAAGACACGTACAGGTGCAGAACAAGTAAGAAAGTGGGTTAATGAAGGAGTTAAACGTATAGCATTAGTAGCGGAAACACCTGCTGATGCTAGAGATATAATGATAGAAGGAGAAAGTGGATTACTTAATATATTTCCACCACATAAAAAACCTATATATGAACCATCTAAACGTAGAATAATTTTTGATACTAAAGCTACTGCTACCATATATTCAGGTGCTAATCCAGACCAATTGCGTGGCCCACAGCACGAGAAGGCTTGGGCTGATGAATTAGCTAGTTGGGATTATCCAATAGAAACTTGGGATAACTTAATGATGGGTTTGCGTTTGGGTGATAATCCACAAACTGTTATTACAACTACTCCTAGACCACTTAAAATTATTAAAAATTTAATAGAAGAAGACAATACACACGTGACTAAAGGTTCTACCTTTGACAATAAATCTAACCTACCAGATGCTTTTTATAAGAAAGTCATAAACAAGTATAAAGGTACACGTTTAGGTAGGCAGGAATTATACGCTGAAATATTGAGTGATGCACCAGGTGCATTATGGAATTATGATATAATAAAACATACAGAAGAACATCCTTCATTAAAAAGAATTGTTGTTGCTATTGATCCAGCTACTACTAATAAAGATGATAGTGATGAAACAGGAATTGTTGTTGCAGGAATAGGTGTAGATAATTACGGATATGTATTAGCTGATTATTCTGGTAATTATTCACCTAATGGTTGGGCAAAAAAAGCTGTTAATGCTTATAAAGAATTTAATGCTGATAGGGTAGTTGGTGAAACTAATCAAGGTGGAGATATGGTTGAGAATGTGATACGAGGGCAAGATAAAAATATATCATATAAAGAGGTAAGAGCTACACGAGGTAAACAGATAAGAGCAGAGCCGATTGCTTCTTTGTATGAGCAAGGAAAAATATTTCATATCAAACAATTATCCAAATTAGAAGACCAATTATGTACTTGGCAGCCAGGTAATGATAGTCCTGATAGATTAGATGCATTAGTATGGGCTTTTACAGAATTGATGTTAGGACAAACAGGAAGTATAGAACTATGGTAAGGAGGTGTTTAAGTGGGAATAATAAATAAAGTTAAAGATATGTTTACGACAAAACAACAAGATAACTATGAATCATATATAAAGGAGGTATTACAGAGTAAAAGATTACCGCAGCGTGGGGATAAAGAAATACTTAGACTATATAGTCATTCACCTTGGCTTAGAGCAGTTACAAATAGAATAGCTTTCAAAACTGCATCTGTTAACTGGAAATTATATATTAATCGTAATGCAGATGGTGAGCCTGTACAAAACGCTAAATTAAAACGAGCTAATTTTGACAGAAGGCAGAAAATAATCAATAATGATGAAGATTTAGAAGAAATAGTAGACCATCCTTTTCTTGACGCTTTAGATGATATGAATGATATGATGATAGGACTACAAGGTAGACAGATAACACAGACTTATATTGATTTAGTAGGAAAAGTGTACTGGCTAAAGGAAAGAAACTCAATGGGTATGCCTACCAATCTGTATCCGCTTAATCCAGAGTGGGTAGAAAGAAACGAAAATAGTAGTGGATATAGAGTGTCTTTGCCAGGTGGGTGGACAGGTAGAGTAGAGGAAGAAGATTTGATATTATTCAATGACCCAGACCCAGTTAATCCTTATTCAGAAGGAACAGGTATAGGTAATAGTCTTGATGATGAAGTTGCTACCGATGAAATGTCGAGTAGATATACGAAAAATTTCTTCTATAATTCAGCAAGGCCAGATATACTAATATATGGTGATATGGGCAGAGAAGATGCGGAAAGATTGAAAACTGATTGGAAAAATAAATTACAAGGATTTAAAAACTCTTATGAGCCACATTTTATGCCGTCAGGTGATAGACTTAACGTACAGGAGTTGTCGCAGACCTTTGATGATATGGAACTAGTAGATTTAAGAAAATTTGAGAGAGATACTATTATACAGGTGTTTGGTGTACCTCCAGAAGTGTTAGGGATAATTGAGAACAGTAACAGAGCTACATCAAGAGAAGCTGATACGATAATGGCTAAGTATGTAGTAGTGCCGAGATTAGAGTTGCAACGTGCTATATTACAAAAAAGATTAATACCAGACTATGATGAACGTTTGGTATTAGACTATGATAATCCTATTCCAGAAGATAAAGAATATAAACGTGACATTATGAGTAATCACGAATGGGCATTCAGCAAGAATGAAATAAGGCAAGCTGCTAATGAAGAACCTACTGATGATGGTGATGTCTATAACGTACCTATTAATAGTGTAATAACTGATAATCCAAATGAGAATATACCAGATGAGGATAAATCAGTAAAAAAAAACATAAATAAAATTGATGAAAACTTAGTCGATAAAATATTGAGTGTTATAGGTGATATGCAAGTTAAAGATGAAACACAAGCGATATATGACAGTATTATAGCAAGTGTTGGACAAGATGCACTCGATCAAGTAGATAGTATGCTAGATTTCAACATATCTACTCCTTATGTAGATGACTATTTGCAGGGTAAGATAGGTAGAAGAATAAGTTATATCAATGAAACTACCAAAAGTGAACTAGCTGAAACTTTGACAGAGGGCATTAATCAAGGTGAAAGCATACCAAACCTTGCTACCCGAGTGTCAGAAGTGTTTGACAGAGCTAAAAATGTTAGAGCAGAAACTATTGCAAGGACAGAAACAATGAGTACAGTTAACGGTGGTACTCACGCAGGATATAAGCAGAGTAATGTAGTAACGAGTGAGGAATGGATTGCTACTCCCGACAGTAGGGTAAGGCCACATCATTCTACAATGGGAGGACAAATAGTAAAAGTTGATGCTATGTTTACAAGTGGATTAGGTAACAAAGCAGAGTATCCTGGAAGCTTTGGTATTCCCAAAGAAGATATTAATTGCCGTTGCACTATTGCTCCAATTGTAAAAGGTGAAGAATCACGCTATGCTGATGAAGAAAAACGCTATAAGTATTGGAAAACTATGGATGCTAAAGCAGGCGGATATGAACGTGCTATGATGTCAGCATATAAGAGAGCATTTCAAACGCAGCAAAATGCTGTTATGGATATATTAAAAGAAGCAAGTAATTAGAGAGGTGGTGAAAAGATGGATAAGAAAATACTTAATATAAAAGATTTCAAAAGTAAAGCTAAGGAAGGTGATACCGAGAACATAGCTGTAAGAAAACAGTTTGATATCGAAGTTAAAGAAGTAGATGAGGATAATAGAACTATTGAGTTTGTTGCTTCCACAGCAGGAAAAGATAGAGATATGGATACTATTAACGCAGAAGGTTGGGATTTAACTAACTATGAGAAAAACCCCGTAATGTTATGGGCTCACGATTATAGCGAGCCACCTATTGGCAAAGCAGTAGATAGCTTTATACAGAACGGCGAGTTAAGGCAAAAGTTTAAGTTTGTCGAGAAGGAAATATATCCTTTTGCTGATATGGTATATCAAATGTATAAGAAAGGTTATCTCAACGCTGTAAGTGTAGGATTTGACCCTAAAGAGTGGGAGTGGTCCGATGATGAAGAAGGTAATATAGACTTTAAGTCGCAGGAATTATTAGAAACATCAGCCGTGCCTGTACCAGCAAATCCCGAAGCTCTACAAGTTGCAGGAATAGAAGGTGACGAAGAATTAGTGAAAAGTTTTGCTAAAGAAGTTAATGATTGGTCTAATAATATATTAAATAAGTCAGTAGGTGACTTCAAAATAAAAGTTGATAGTCTAATAGATAAAAGAAAATATGAAAAGAAAATTGAAGAATTACAAGAAAAAATTGAATTGTTAGAAGATAAGTTGGCAAAGTCGGAGCAATCCGATTATATTCTTGAACTAACCGATGATGAGGACAATGAAACAGAGGACAAAATAAACGTCAATGCAGAAGAATTATCCAATCTCATTAAGGAATCAGTTCAGGAGCAAATAAAAAATAAAACTGGCAAAATATACTAAAAGGAGTGTATACAAATGGCAGAAATGACAAAGGAAGAACTACAAGACTTAATCCAAAATGAGGTTAAGGATATTGTAGATGAAGATTTCGAAGAAGTGAAAGAGCAGAATGAACAACGCATCAAAGAAATGCAGAAAAATTTCATCGAGTCGAAAAAAGAACAGAACGAAGGTAAAGGTAATAATGCTGCAAAGTTTTTGAGAGCATTAGCAGCAGGTAAAGGTGATCCAGAAAAAGCTGCACGTCACGTTAAGAAAAACTGGGGTGACGAAAAGTTTTCTAAAGAGTTGCTAGAATCTGATTTTGATGCAGGTGGAGTATTAGTACCAGACCAGTACGTTGCTGAAATTATTGATTTACTTTCAGCTCAATCTACTGTAAGAGCAATGGGTGCTACTACAATGCCAATGTCAAGAGGAAGTATGTCAATTCCTAAACTAACAAAAGGAGCAACATCCTCTTATGTAGGTGAAAGTGAAAAAGGTGGAAGCTCTCAACAAGAGTTTGGAAGTATCCAGATGAGTGCTAAAAAGCTCAAAACTCTTGTACCTATCAGTAATGACTTGATTAGAGATTCATCCCCACGTGCTGATAGTATTGTAAGAGATGATATGGTAAGAAGTATGGCATTGCGTGAGGATATTGCATTTATTCGTGACGATGGTACAGAGAATAAGCCTAAAGGTATGTATTACTGGGCAGCTTCTGATAACAAATTTAATGTATCCGACGACAGTGGAAGCACTACTCTTGATACTGTTACAAATGACCTTATTAAAGCACTATTCAAACTTGAAGGCAAAGATGTACCGATGACACGTGTAGGTTGGATATTCCATCCACGTACAAAGTATTTCCTTATGAAATTACGTGATGGTAATGGCAACTATGCTTTCAGAGAAGAAATGCAGAATGGTATGCTGTTAGGTTATCCATTTATGACAACTACACAGATACCTACTAATCTTGATGCAAGTACAGATGGTGACGATGACGAATCAGAAATTTATCTTGCTGACTTTGGGCAATTAATTATTGCTGATAATACTGAATTGATTATTGATGTATCAACAGAAGCATCATTCTATGACGGCTCTAGCCAAGTAAGTGCATTTGACAACGATCTTACACTTATGAGAGCTATTGCCAGACACGACTTTGGTTCTAGATACGATGAAGCAATTTCAGTTATCGAAGCAGTTGATTGGAGCTTTTAATTAAAATATAAGGAGTGATATTAATGTTTCCACAACATTTAGGTGATTATGTAGAAAATAAATTGGCTATCACACCAGAAAGTTTAGCGGGTGATGGCTCTAGTAACACAGAGGATATAGACAGACAGGACTTCTATTCAGGAGTATTGGCTATTGCTACCGATACCACTTTAGACGCTGGTAGTGGTACTGTTGACTTAGTTGTTACAGTACAAGATGCAGCAGAAGCTGGTGGCAGTTATGCTGATTATGACTCTGCTACCTTTGAATTAACACACGGTGATGCAGAAATTAACGAATTAGACTTAGACTTGAAAGGTGCTGATAGATACTTAAAAGTTATAGTTGAGCCTGATGGAGTAGCAGCTGATGCTATAATTACAGCAGGTACATTAGCACTTGGTGGCTCAGTTAAGAAGCCTGTGTAATATATGACAATTAAAT